CCAGAATTTTCACGTTGTCATTTTAGCTATTATGGACTTTTATGCCACAGCACAGAAAACCGGATAACGTGCTGCAACTTGAAGGCACTTATCGTAAGGACAGACACGGCGATCCAGCCACTAAACCGGAGTGGAACGAGTCATTCCCTGACATGCCGGATTGCCTGGACTCAGATGCTCAGATCGAATGGGCTCGGCTTGCTGCGATTGTACCGGCAGGTGTAATAACGCAGACTGACCGTAGCGCGTTCTCGCAGTATTGCGCCCTGTGGTCTGAGTTCGTCAAAGACCCCAACAAGTTTCCCAGTAGCAAGCACTCGCAACTGAAACTGGTACAGCAGGAGTTAGGCTTTACTCCCATATCTCGCGGCAAGATTGGTGGCGCACCGAAAGATCAGACTGCCGGTGGTTTCCAAACGCCACCGAGATGAGTGGCTCGAAACGCTGTCGGCAGTATGTCGATGATGTACTAAGCGGTGAGCGGGTAGCACCCCAGTATGTCAAGTTAGCCTGTCAACGGTTCATGGATGACCTTGAGCGTGAAGATATATTCTTTGATGACAACGCTGCCGACATCCAGATTGCCAACATGGAGATGCTGCAACATGCTAAAGGCAGGTGGCAGGGTCAGTTAATCCATTTAGAAGATTGGCAGTGCTTCGCAGTCGGTTCTGTATTCGGTTGGAAGTGGACTAAGACACACCTCCGCAGGTTCAGGTATTTCTATCTGCGAGTACCGCGCAAGAACGGTAAGTCCCTGCTTGCCATCTGCATGGCTCTACTGATGTTCGCAGCCGATGACGAGGCCGGTGCAGAAGTCTACCTGGGCGCAACGGGGCAGGAGCAGGCCAAAGATATTTTATTCAATCCTGCCAAGTACATCGTCTCGCAGAACAAAGCGTTCCGTGAGAGTTTCGGCATTGAGGTCAACGCGACCAGTTTAGTTATCCCTGCCAACTTCTCACAACTCAAGGCGGTGATTAAAAAGCCCGATGATGGTACAAGCCCACACTGTGCGGTGTGCGATGAACTGCATTTGCATGAGACCAGTGAGCAGTTCTCCGTATTCGATACGGGTATGGGTGCTCGATTACAGCCTCTTTTAATCTCAACAACGACAGCGGGTTCATCGTTGGGTCAGTTCTGCCATGAATACGATGGTGAATGTATCTCGATTCTTGAAGGCAACCTGGATATGGACTCCACGTTTCCTCTTATATACGCCCCCGACAAGAAAGATAAGTGGGATGACGCGGATACATTCCGCAAGGTCAACCCAAACCTGAACGTATCTGTATCAGAAGATTATCTTTTAGACCAGTTAAAGCGAGCCAAGGTCAGCGCAGACCGGCAATCAGAGTTTCGCACCAAACATTGCAACGAGTGGGTCGGTGCTAAGACAGCGTGGATGAACATGGTGGCTTGGCAACGCCAGAAGAAGGACATGCGCCTGTCTGATTTCCACGGCAAGCAATGCCATGTTGCAATCGACCTTGCCGAGCAAAAGGATTGCTCAAGCGTTGCGGTACTGTTCCGCGAGAACGGTGTGTTCTACGGGTTCTGCAAACACTTCGTACCTGAAGCCGCGTTCACATGGAATGACAGATACAAAGGCTTTGCACTGGGCGGGCATATAGAAACCACCCCAGGTAACGCGCAGGACTACGGTGTAATTAAGGATTATATCAAAGAGTTAGCCAGCAACCACACGATCAACAGTCTGAACTTTGACCCGTGGCAGGCTAATCAGATGATGCAGGAGTTGGTAGCGACCGGATTGGACGTGTTTAAGTTCACCCAACAGTTCTCTAGTTTCTCTGATCCAATGAAAACACTGGAAACAGCGATACTCGATGGCAACTTTTACCACAACGGCGACCCTGTGCTGACGTACATGATGGGCAACGTAGCTGTATTTCGCAACAAGGACGATCATATTAAGCCTGTGAAGGACAACCCCAACAACAAACGCTGCAAGATTGATGCGGCTGTAGCCATGATTATGGCAATGAGAGCGTACACGATGGAAGAAGAACGCGGAAGCCTCGACACTTGGTTAGCTAATCCGGTGACAACATGAGTTGGTCATGGTGGGGTGGTGCATTTAACGCAGGCGCGTTGCAGAACCACGACAAGGGCGTACAGCATACCCGCCCGGCTCCACGCACATCAGCGGCTAATGTAAGTGTAACTGACGAGCGCGCAATGATGGTCAGCACCGTTTTCGCGTGTGTGCGATTGCTTGTGCAGTCAGGCGCAACCCTGCCGCTAGGGTTTTATACACGGACAGCGGATGGCAGGGAAGCTCTAGACCAAGATCATCAGTTGTGTAAGCTGTTGAAATATAGACCAAATAACTTTATGACTGCCAAGGATTTCCGTGCTGCTATGTGGACGCAGCGAGTGCTGTGGGGCAATGCCTTTGCGAAAATCCGGTGGAGTGCGGGTAAACCTGTCTCGCTTATCCCGCTAAAACCTGAGCAGATGTCTGTTGTTCGCGAGAGTAACGGCTTGATTTACCGTTATCAAACCCAACAAGGCACAATAAACTACAAGCAAAAGGACATATTCCACCTCAAGGGCTGGTCATCTGACGGGATTACAGGCCTGTCTGCATTAGGTTATGCGCGTGAGACGCTCGGATTGTCCATTGCTGCTGACCAATCAGCAAGTAAATCAGTCAGCGGCAGGCCAAATGCCACGTTGACGGTAGACGAATACCCAACACAAGACCAGGTTGAGACATTGCGCGACCTGTATGGCAGCGACAACGGCAACGCCCACTACGGCGCAGACGGTCAGTTGATGATTCTCCCGGGCGGGATGAAGTACAACGGCATATCTATTCCACCTGACGACCTACAGTTACTTGAGAGCAGACAGTTCCAAGTACCTGAAATCTGTAGATTTTTTGGTGTTCCCGCTGTGATGGTCGATGGTGCTGCTGGTTCAGTGAGCGCATGGCCTGCTTCATATGAGCAACAGGTATTAAGTTTCCTGACTTTCACGCTCAAACCGTACCTTGAAGAGTGGGAAGATCAGACATCTGCAACACTTCTGACCCCGACCGAGCAGCGCAACGTCATCATCGAACACAATGTCGAGGGTTTATTGCGTACCGACAGCACAAGCCGCGCAGAATTTTATGCCAGTTCGCTGCAAAACGGGTGGATGACACGGGCAGAAGTAAGACAAAAAGAGAATCTGCCGTACATCGAGGGGTCAGATGAACTGACTGTCCAGGTTAATTTAACGAACATAGAGGATTTGCCAAAGGCGAACGAGGTAGCGAACCATGTTGAATAGATACTCAACCCCATTAGACTCCTGTAATATCAAGTTCCAACAGGCCGGTGCTGTCAGTGCTGACGACAATGGCATGTTCTCCGGTTACGCCTCAGTGTTCGGCGGGATAGACTCATTCGGCGACACCATCATGAAGGGCGCGTTCACCGACACCATTGCAGATGCAGCGCGTATGCCTTTAATGCTATACGGTCATCAATCAAGCAACGTCATCGGCAAGTGGTTGAGGCTGGAAGAGGATGATACCGGCTTATATGTCGAGGGTGAGTTCACACCTAACCACAGCATGGCAGATGATGTTAGGGCATCCATGCTGCACGGTGCTATTGATGGCATGTCTATCGGTTTTAGAATCCCTGAGTCGGGTTCAGAGGAACTTGAGGACGGTGGAAAAAGAATTACAAAGATAGATTTGGTTGAGGTGTCCGTAGTTGGATTCCCTGCCGACTCTAGCGCACGGGTAGCGCAAGTTAGAATGTCAGACGAAATCAAGAATATCGAATCAATCCGAGAAGCGGAGCGGTTTCTGCGAGATGCAGACCTTCCCATCTCTATGGCTAAAGCCTTCATCAGCCAAGTACGACCACTGTTTCAGCGGGAAGCTGACCTTGTGCGTGAAAAAGCAGAGGCAAAACGCGAAGCCCTTGAGTGGCTTCATAAGGTAACAGGTATAAGGAAATAACTATGACTGATGTTGTATTAGAACGAGCAGACCTAGAGTCTGCAATTGAGAAGGCCAATTCCAAGTTGGAAGATGCCATCACCAAAGCAACGAACCAGGCGGCTGAAGCCGGTAGCGCATCTGCCGAGGCTAAGTCTGCTGTTGAAGCACTTGCCGAGAAAGCATCTGAAGCGGTAGACCGCATCGTTGCACTTGAGCAGCGTGATGAAATGGTTGACGAATCTGCACCGGACTCTATCGGTACGCAGTTTGCCAAGTCAGAAGCCGTTGCAGCAATGGTTGAAGGTCGTCAGTCTCGCGCACGAATTGATACCAAGACCGCGATTATCAATACCTATCCTGCATCCAGTGTGCAGCCTTTGGTACAGGGTGATCGTAGCATGTCGATTCATGCCACACCGAATCGCAGACTGACCTTGCGTGACATTCTCCCAGTGATGCCGACCAGTTCAAACCTCGTCGAATTTACAAGGGAAGGAACGTACACCAACAACGCAGGCCCACAGCGTGACAGCGCATCTCCGTTAGCGGCGATTGAAAATGTCACCAAGCCTGAGTCAGCCATCACTTTCACGCTTCAGACTACACCCGTAGTCACTTTGGCTCATTTCATCCCGCTGTCAAAGCAGGTGATGGGCGATGCGCCACAGCTCGAATCGTATATTAACGGTCGTTTGATGTATGGCTTGAAGTTGTATGAAGAAACCTCATTGCTGCGCGGCAGCGGTACAGGTGGAAACATCAACGGAATCCAGACACAGGCAACCACATACACGGTTGAGTCTCCTGAGTTGACGAATGAAATAGATATTATACGGGACGTAATTACTCAAGCACAGGTTGCTGAGTACAGCCCGAATTTTATCGTCTTGAACCCTGCGGATTGGGATAGCATCCAACGGCGTAAGGTATCATCCAGTGATGACCGTTATGTTTATGGCGATCCGAATCAGTCTTGGTTGGCAACCCCGCTTTGGGGCTTGACACCTATCGTGACAAATTCCCAAAATTCGGGGACTTTCCTGATAGGCGACACCAACGGCTGCATGGTCTTTGATCGTGAGCAAGCCAGTGTTGAGGCATCGTATGAAAACAACGATAACTTCACCACGAATATGGTTGACCTCCGTGCTGAAGAGCGTCTTGCACTTGCGGTATTCCGCACAGAAGCGTTCTACACGGGTTCACTGTAAGTTAGTAACTCCGCTAGGCCGAGTGGGGGGAGCAATCCCCCTGCTCTTTTAAGGAAACCAGATGAAATATAGAACACTCAATGCATTTCTGGCGTTCGGCAAAGCACCGGATGTCGGTGAGATAATAGACCTGACAGATGAGCAGGCAGCAGCACTTGCCGACAATATCGCGCCTTACGAGATCAAGATATGCGAGCCACCAGAGAACAAAGCACGAAAAAAGTCGCTACGGTCTGCGCGTCAGGGCCGAGTATTACGCAGAAAGACATTGCTACGGCGCGAGAAATATCAGACATAACCATTGCAATCAATGATACCTACAGGCTAGGCGATTTCGACCACCTGTATGCTGCTGATTTCAAGTGGTGGAGTCACCACATCTCCGATATAGCCCGTGATTTTGAGGGTCAGTGCTGGTCATGTGAGCCACCAGGAGATACGAACTGGGGCAAGAATAGCGCAGACGCGTGGGGCGTTAAACTACTACGCGCCTGCATATCAGGAAAGGGATTGTCACGCAACAAGGAAGAGGTACATACAGGTGGGAACTCAGGCTATCAGGGCATTAACCTCGCTTACCATCTTGGAGCGACCAGAATTATTTTACTGGGTTTTGATATGCACTGTCACTCTCAGCAGTCACACTTCTTTGGCGACCATCCTGATGGGTTCGTAAAGAATCCAAAGTACGAACGATTCATTCCGGCTTATCATACGATTAAGCCTGAGGAATACGGAATTGAAATATTAAACTGTTCGCGTGAAACGGCACTCGATGCCTTTCCGCGTTGTAACCTAGAGGATTTAACATGAGCCGCAAAATACCAACATACTACAATTATCCCGTGGGTGGGCGGGTACGCATGGACGCAAATGTTGCGATTGCGAACTCCGACATGATGCTCATTCGCAGAGGGGCGATTACGGGTGCGGCTGTGATTGAGAAATTCGGACGCAACCCCAATATCCAAGCCGCCACTGAAGAAGACATATTCATGGCGGGTGTGAATTTCACCTATCCCACGGCTGCGGCTGATGTGTCGGTATTCTCATCATCAGTAGAGGATGACCTGTCCGGTGTTGGCTCACCCGAAGCAGCGGGAACTGGTTGCCATACCGTCACCATTTACGGTTGCGATGGGGATTATAACGAGGTCAGCGAAACCAGAACACTCAATGG